TATCAAGTAGAGCTATGCCTTTCACACTAAACGGAGCACGCATTCATGAGTAAAAGAAGTGTTGTGGACATTCGCGAGAAGAAAGATACTCGCGGATTACCAGTCACTTTGGATCCTCGTTATTACTACGAGTATTCCTCACGTTTGCGTTCTCAGAATGCTACTGGTATCGAAGGTTTACTCTATAAGTTTATACCTTATTCCTTTATTGGATCCTTGGCTTTCGCCATTGATCCTTTATCTGGATTTAAGGTATCTTACGGTAGAGTAACTCCGGCCAATCGGACTAGGACCAGGGGTGGACAATCAGTTGTAACGACCACTCGTAAGTGGTTCGGAACATATGATCGTTCTATCCCTGCCTATCTGAATAACCCGGCATACACGTATCATGCTGATAGTGGGAGCAATCTCACTAGTCAACCTGTACTTGTAGACCGTTCGTCGGATACAACCAAGAGGACCCGCCTTGTCGGTTCTAATAATGGCGAAGCGACCATGTGGTCGGTTCACATTTCTAGTCCCGCAAGAGAGCTCTCTTATGTATACGACTACTCGATATGGTACAATGTAACACCGAAACCCTATCGTTATCATACGATAGATCGGTATCATCGTACCTATGCGAGTCCAGCAGCATGGATCCCATATGCGTCAGTTGAGACTCTCAGATCGGTTGAGACAGCCGCGGCTCTGAAACAAATGCAGAGTCACGTGTTGCCGTTGTTCACGGGCGTGACAGCCCAGAAACGAACGACAACTATCTTCCGAAATGTAGTAGAACTCAAAGATTTGCCGAGGGGTATCATACAATTGCGTGATACCCTTAAGCATCTTGGAGATCTTTCTGCCACCTTCAAAAATGTCGATCGAAAGTTATGGGAGAAACTACACTCCCTTAAGACTAACTTAGATGACATTCCGAAAGAGTACTTATCGTACTGTTTTGGATGGAGGCAGACTTACTCTGACGTTAGGGCTTCGTTGCTTGCCCCAAATCGCGTTAGTAAGCGGTTAAACTTTCTAATGCGACGTAATGGCAAGGCAACGACGTATCGCTCTGAGAGAAAAGTCTCTGAGAGCGTAACGCCGTCCGTTGGCTTTAACTATGACACGTGGACACAGGAAAGTGATATCAAACTGTCAACAACGTTGACAAGAGATCATCACATTCGGATGGTTGTAAATACAACATTCGAATTTCCTGATGTCGACTTGCCCAGTTTCGCGAAGAAGCAATTTTATCGCGATCTTGGGGTGGTACCCACACCAATTGACCTTTATAATTTGGTCCCTTGGACGTGGCTCTTTGACTGGTTCTCAGGATTCGGTAATTATCTGGAAATTATCCAGAGCATTAACGAGGATCGAGAACTAATCAATTGGGGAGTCATCTCTAACTCTGTTAAAGGTGTACTCGCTACCACTTATACGTCAAAGTCTACATCAACTTATATCCGTGGCGCAGCCGGACCTGGTCCAGTAGTTAGTGAAACTTCACTTGTGAAGAATTCTAACTACCACCAGACGAGACTGTACTACGATCTCCTATTGCGGAGAGATATAAGTACAATGTTAAGTGTGAATAAGACTGTTGATATACCATCATTGTCGGTATACCAGCAGACTATCCTTGGTGCGCTTCTTGCGACGCGTACCAATTTTAGGAGATAGACAATCATGTCTATTTCCATCACTTATTGCCAAGGAGACGTTCGATGCTCATTGATCCAGTGACAGTGGCTGCTTCGGCGCCCAATCCGGAGTTTAAGTTCGCTATTGTGAACCAAGACTCCTATGGGTCCGAAAGGCGTGATTTGAATGGGGGAGGTTACTCCCTCAAAATCAATCACACCAAACTCAAGGATGGTGAACGCCATTACCTGCAGGTCTTGCAGGATAAAGACATCACCGATCCTTATACAGCCATCGTCCGACGAAAGACTATGTCGGTATCGATGTCGGTCTCGATGCCAGCGGGCTTTACTTCGACTGAGGGTGTTAACCTCATCAAAGCGCTCACTGACACTCTGGCTGACCTCGATGTCACTCCGGTGAAGCTGCTACAATGGCAAAGCTAAAGCAACTATGGAACATACTTCCGAAATCTACATCGGAATTATATCCATACGCTGCAGCAGTTTTGATTTTGCTGGCAGTCTTACTGATTGTTCTCTTGTACAGGGAACAGTCGTTTACCTTCTGCTTGGACTCTTCGGCTACTAAGCCGGATTGTTTGAGCATAACGGTAACACCACCTCCTACATCATTGCTGAAGTAGGGGATCAGAGCTCGGACTCGGAATGTCAACCTCATGGAGGTAACATGAAAAGTCCGATAGTTCTCCTCTCCAATCTACTGAAAGATTTCAGTAGGTTGGAACGTGGTGTGAAAGGCCTCGACCGTGATATCATCACGATCGAGCGAAGGTACAAAGATGAGGGCTACGGTTTCCTAGCTGTAGCCTTACCTACATTGGGACTATCCTTACAACAAGGATTATCTTCAGGTAGGTTCTGCTGCCCCGACGGATTTAAAAGTATCCGTGGGGGAACAATCCCTGTAATTTTCCAGGGTATGTTCTCAGAAATCTTTGAACCTATAACTGGCCTAGTTAAAGGTGAAGTTAACTTTGGTACATTGAAGAATTTGTACCAGGTTCTCTTCCTCTTTAAAAAGATCCATCTGAGCGAGGCAAGTAGTGATAAGTTACATGCCAAAGCCGTAGATGGATTCTTTTCAAACGATCGTCTAGCTCACGAGGTTACTTTCCCCGAGAGAGAGGCAATACGTTTGGACGTGGTAGCACGATTTTTAATGCCGAGGTTGCGTCTTAACAACTTCGACACCATATTGTGCAAACACGGGCCAGGAGCCGTAAAAGAAGGACTAAAGGCCAACCAGAAGTGGTCGGCCGTTGCCGATGCTATCTTCGCAGATAGCTTCGACACAGCGTCCTTGGAATATGATACTTTTGCCACGTCGTTCGATTCACTCTTATCAAGTGAATCGAATGGCTTAAGTATCTACGCCAAGCCGCTGCAATCTTTCGATTACGGTGCTTCTCGCAGTAGTGCTAAACTAATTTCGGTTCCGAAGAATTCTACTTCGAACCGAACTATAACCGTTGAACCCGTGTTAAACCAATTTGTTCAACAAGGGCTGAACACTATACTCAGAGATCATATCAACGAGTGTAGTATTCTAAGACGGTGTTTAGCACTGTCCGACCAGAGCAAGAATCAGTACCTTGCTTTGGAAGGCTCTCGTACTGGCGAATGGTCGACGCTCGACTTAAAAGCCGCATCCGACTTAATGAGTGTTAAACTCGTTAATGTCGTATTCGGGTCATTTGGTGGGTTTTACCGCCAAATGTTCGAGTGCCGAACACCATGTGTTACATCGCCGTCAGGTGATGTTAACCTTGGTAAGTTCGCCGGTATGGGAAATGCTCTAACGTTCCCTGTCCAATCAGTAGTCTTTGCTACAATAGCAATGGCTGCTATATTGGATTTCAAGCACTTACGTGCTAGTAAAAAGAACTTAGAGCACGCTGCGAGACAAATTCGTGTCTACGGTGATGATATCATCGTAAAACGCGAATTTGTACATCACGTTGTGCACTGGATTACCTTGTTTGGCTTAAAGGTCAACCAAGGAAAAAGTTTCTTTGAAGGAAACTTCAAAGAATCTTGCGGGGTTGATGCATATAGAGGAGTTGATATAACTCCAATATATCTTAAACCCCGTCCAGACACAACCTCCACAGAACCTAACGATTTAGGCAGTCTCGTGTCCTTTTCCAACCAATGTTGGATGGAGGGACTATACTTAACTGCCGCCTGTGTTGCAGATGAAGTTGAAGAGAGATTAGGATATTCTCTTCCTCTTGTGTCTACATCATCAGGTTCGTTGGGGTGGCACTCCCGTCTTGATGCAAGTCACGCCACACGTTGGTGTGATAAACATCATAAGTGGCTTGTAAAAGCCCCAACTATCCTTCCCGTTAAAAGGAAAGATAAGTTGGACGGTTGGGCCGCGTTGCTTAAGTTTTTTCATGTCCCCTTAATTGGGAGACCTCTGAAACACCTTGAGCAGACTTCTGTACGATTCAAACTTAGAATCGCTCGGAGGTGGGTGCCGGTTTACCTAAACGGGTAACCGTAAAATCCTTACACAAAGTGCGTAAGGTCAGAGAGGGCCG